AGAAGCAAGTCTGGGATCAAGCCTGGGATCAAATCAGTGATCCAGCCTGGGATCAAGTCTGGGGTCAAGTCTGGAATCAAGTAAGGGGTCAAGTCAGGGGTCAAGTCTTGTCTCAAGTCTATTGGCGAGTCAGGGATCATGCTGAGGATCAAGTAAGGGATCAAGTCTGTGATCAAGTAAGGGATCAAGTCTGGGATCAAGTTAGGAGTCAAGTCATGGCTCAAGTATGGGATCATGTTGAGGTTCAAGTATGGGATCAAGTTAGGAGTCAAGTCGGGGGTCAATTAATTGAAACCATTTGAAGCTTATAGTATGTTCATGGCTATGAAACTTCACTTCAAGTCAGATTACGATTATGTGAAGTATCAAGGTAAAACCAGACTAAAGAAGGATAATTTCTTATCTAGAAAAGACCAGGTATTCTATGATAAATTAGCTCGTGTGAAGAATATCAAATATTTGTTAATAGCAAATTTGTTTGAAAAGTCTAACATCTGGGTCGGTCATCTATTTAACGAAGATTCACTTGAAAAAGGTAAGAAATTACAAGCCAGGCATGAAAGCCTGACTTATCGCTTTGAGCAAGATCTGTCTAAATTTGATACACTCAATGAAGCACTCAATGTAAACAAAGCCGGTGATTATCCCCTTCTATATAATATGTATAAACAAGGTGAAGTGATGCCAGAGACGCTTTTAATACTCAATGATTTATATAAGATCTTTGACTATTGGGATAAAACTATTGAAGATAAGTTTCTCTGGCCACAAGAAAAAGACCGATTATTGAACTTAGGGTCTTTTTTATTATATGATCGTAATAAAATGAATGAAAAATGTATTTACTTATTCGGTAGAAAGTAATATAAATAGAACTATATTATGCTTATGTGGATAAGTTGTAGACATTGTAATATAAGGAGAAAAGATAATGTCATTTGCAGACCTAAAAAAGAAGCGCAAAGCTTCATTCGATAAACTTCGCAGCGCGGCTGAAAAGGCCAAATCCAATAACAATTTTGATGATGATGATCGGTACTGGCGGCCGACACGAGATAAAGTAGGCAACGGCTCTGCTATTATCCGGTTCCTTCCAGCGCCTGAAGGTGAAGATCATCCATATATTCAATATTGGGATCATGGTTTTCAAGGCCCAGGTGGTTGGTATATTGAAAAATGTCTTACCACTCTTGGTAAGGATGACCCTTGTGCAGAATATAATTCTAAACTATGGGAATATGGCGAAGGCTCTGACCAAAGAGAACAAGCACGCAAACAGAAGCGCCGTCTCCACTTTGTAAGTAATATTTATGTAGTGAGTGATCCCGCTAACCCTGATAACGAAGGTAAGGTTTTCCTTTATGAATATGGTAAAAAGATCTTCGATAAGATCAATGATGCTATGTTCCCTGAATTTGATGATGATGTTGCATGCAATCCGTTTGATCTTTGGGAAGGTGCTAATTTCCGACTTCGTATTCGTAAAGTAGAAGGTTATGTCAATTACGACAAGTCTACTTTTGATGATGTATCAGCATTGTTTGATGATGATGATAAGTTGGAAGAAGTATACAAAGCTGAACACTCACTTGAAGCTGAAGTAGCCGAAGATAAGTTCAAGACATATGACCAATTGAAAGCTCGGTTGGATCGTGCTCTTGCCATTAACACTGCCACTGCTAGCACCGCTGAGGACGAAGATGAAACCTTGATTGAAGAAGCACCATGGGAGCCACCTAAGGAAGATGAGGTTACTGAAACCACATCATCTGACAGTGATGATGATGATGATTCGTTGGAATTTTTCCAGAAATTGGCTGAAGGTTAAATTATAGGGGAGGTCTTCGGGCCTCCCCTTACATTATCATGAAATATACTACAATTGAAAAAGTTATTGCTCGGTCACTAGATTATTATATTGGTCGGACCGATGAAGATGAACCCAAAGTTCCTATTCTAACTATGAAACAAGCCCGGGTTGGCTTGTATATCCGTATTCTATTACAATTTGTCAATTGGCTCACTTGCTTCTTTATTGTGGCAGGTGTTATTAGACATTGGTAATTTTTTTATAAAAAACCTAAATTAGTTGTTTACTTTTCAAACCAGTGTGGTATTATAATAACATAAGGTTTGAACAAAAGGAAACATACCATGCTGAACGTCTATCAAATTATCCTTACCGATGCTGAAATTAAAGAAGTTAATGAGCTCGGCTGGGAGGCATCCGAAAAGTCTTGGGTATACTCAAGCCGGAGTTTTGAAAACGATGTTGTCTTCTTTGAAGACAATTTCAAACATTATAAACATGTTGCAGATGTTGATGCCGATGACTTGGAAGAAGCATTTCATCTGATGAATATGTGGTCTGATCCTAATCGGGTTAAGATGATTGCTGATGAAGTTATGTCCATGTCGGTTGGTGATATCATCAAGATGGATGAAGACTTCTATGTTTGCATGTCTTTCGGCTTTGAAAAGATGAATATAAACTAAGTCAATTAAAAAAATAATTAAAAAATAATGCACTTTTTGGTTTACTTTTAACTAAAAATGTTTATTATAATATATATGATGCTTAATTGAAAGGAACTATATCATGGCTCATGAACTTGAAATTGTAGACGGCAAAGCCCAAATGGCCTATGTAAATGAAGTGCCCTGGCACGGCTTGGGTGTTAAGGTTGATCCGGATATTACACCGGATGAAATTCTTAAGGTAGCAGGACTTGATTGGACTGTTGAAAAGCGTGAAGTGATGTTCACCAAGTCAAATGGTGAAGTGACAACTGCACCAAAAAAGAATGCATTGGTACGGTCACATGATGACAAATTTCTGGATATTGTAGGTGCTGATTGGGTACCTGTTCAGAATGCCGATGCTCTGAACTTCTTTGATGATTATGTCAAGGAAGGTGGTATGACAATGGAAACCGCTGGTTCACTCAAGGATGGTCAAATTATCTGGGCTCTTGCCAAGGTAAATGAATCGTTTTCTTTGTTTGATGGTGCTGATGAAGTTGAGTCATATCTTTTGCTCTCTAATCCCCACCAGTTTGGTCGCGGTGTTGATATCCGCTTTACTCCTATCCGGGTTGTTTGTAACAACACCTTGACCCTGTCACTGGATGGCAAGGCTGCTACTGGTATTTCACTTAACCATCGGTCAGAATTTGATGCTAATCGTGTACATGATGCATTGAAGGAAGCTCACGCAAAGATGGAAGATTATGGTGAAATGTCACAATTCCTTGCTTCCAAGCGTTACACACAGGAAACATTGTTTGAATATTTCAACCGTGTATTCCCCAAGACTTCTAACAAGACTTCATTTGAAGATATGTTGAAGGAATGGAAGTCTAATGCTGAAAAGGTTGGCTCTCGTAATGCTCGGTTGGCTATGGATTATGTGGAAACACAGCCTGGCGCCGAATATGGTGAAGGGACCTTCTGGCAGGCCTACAACACTGTGACTTATATGACAAATCATGTTGTTGGTCACAGCTCTGACAGCCGTTTGCAGTCAACTTGGTTCGGTTCTAACAAGGACAAGAATATCCAGGCTTTGGGCCTTGCCCTTGAAATGGCGGAAGCCGCCTAAGCCGAAAGAAATGTATCAGCAGTCATTGCCGGGGGACGAGTGTTCTCCGGCAATTCTTTTTTAGGTGCAGTTGCAGTTTGATTTTGCAGGGCTGCTCTAAGCTCAGTATCAGCGCCACCTTGATTAATTACAATAGGTGCAGTTTCAGGTGTATATGAATGTGTAACACCTCTTCTATTCTTATTTACATTATCTATAAAATCCTGGGCCCTTTTTTGGCTCTCGGACATCACACGCATATTATGTGTTTCTTTATCTATATCATCATCTGCTATTGATACTTCTGGAGCCGTAGCTCTATCAGGGATAGTCACATCTGGTATAGTCATATCAGGCGAAGCTTTTGAATCCGCAGTTTCAGGTGTATATGAATGTGTAACACCTCTTCTATTCTTATTTACATCATCTATAAAATCCTGTGCACTTTTTTTGCCCTTGGCAGTCACAAGTATATTATGTGTTTCTTTATCTATATCATCATCTGCTAAAATTGCATCTATTTCATCTTCAGTTAATTCGTTTACTCGTGCTAAGTCTACTTCAGAATCACCCCACCAGTCTTTATCATAGATACCTTTATCAATAGCCGACTTAAGTGCTTCTTCATTAACAGGTGTTTCACCTTCTTCTTCTAACCAATTACTCACCCATTGATCTACTTGTTCTTTTAGTTCAGGCCACCTCGTTTCTTCTTCGGGATCATTTTGGTGCATAACACCATATACACTTTCATAAACACCCCGCGCAATCTGGATAACAGTACCTGGTAAAGCCGTAACAATACCCCCAACAGAACTGGCAGCTTCAATAGCAGCACCATGATAATCACCGCGCATCAACTCATACAGCGCTAAACCACCACCAACAATCCAACTAAGACCAGGGATAGATTTACCTGCCAATTTAGCAAGAGCCTTTGGCGCTACCTTTTCAATAGCACTAGTAATGGCTTCTTTACCAATCTTTTTGCTTACCTTTTCTGATACTTCTTTTTTGCTCTTGTCCATTGCAGCAGTTAATGAAGCTTTAGCGACCTTTTCACCTACTTCTTGACCAGCCTTTTGACCCATTTTCTTCTTTAATTTGCTAGCACCCACTGCTGTAGCTACACCAGCAGCACCAACTCCGGCTACTGTAGCAATATCACTGCCACTTGTTTCTTCGTCTTCGCCAGTCACCATATTTTCTAGGCCTTGCCAGGCATCGGCGACTGCACCACTTAATAGTGTTATACCCCCAGCGATGCCTGGTAATAAAGCTCCCAACAGTGCTTGACCAGTATCAGTATCAGCAAAAGATTTAATATGTCCTAAGAACCCAGGCTTAGATGTATCATCCTTGCCTTTAACATCTTCTTCATCTTGTTCTTTTTGTTCATCTAGATCAATATCTTCAACTAATTTTGCAAAGTCAAGTTGAAGCTTTTTAGCATTCTTATTTTTTTCTGCTAAAACTAAATTGTTTTTAACAATTTCTTGGTTGGTTTCATTTAGATAAAGTGTTAAATCACCCAACACTTCATTGTCAGTTGTGGCTAAATTTAAATTAGGTTTACGTATAGCAGGTACTTTTGATTCCGCACCTTCAAGATTAGATACACGTTTTTCTAAAGCAACAAATAGTTTTTTAGATCTAGCAGCGGATTTTTTAGCTTTTTTCTCGGCATCACTTTCACCTGGTGCGGGTTTTGTGGGTACTTTAGGTGCTACACCATCATTAAAATCGGCATCTTTTTTACCACTACTTAGAGCATCCAGGCCTACACCAATAGCTCCCATGCCAGTACTAACCTTGGCGACCTTGCTAATATTCTTCTTAGCTATAGCCTTTCCGGCTCCTTTACCAGCTACTTTACTACCGGTTTTAGCGCCGGATTTAAATAAACCACCTAAAAGTTTACCTATTGCCATTACTGCTCTTCTTTTGCTTTAAGTTTCATTAGTTCTATGTATAAATCTAATTCATATCTAATCATATTTTCAAGTTCAGTAAGACTAAAATTCCATTTAGACTGAGTTAAATTAAATAGCAGTTTGTAGTATGCTGCTAAATTATCGTGGCTCAGTCCCAGATAAAAAAATCGTCAAGCGATTGGAATTTAACCGTCTTTTCATCCCCCTTGGAATTTGTATATGTTGTTTCATAATATAACTTGGGCATAGTCAAAAAGAAGTCTTTAAGCTTCTCATATGTTTCAACTGAGATAGAACCAAGGAATTCTTCTCGTTCTTCTTCAGATTCATCTGCCCAGTTATATACTTCTTCTTCTGTATATACTTTATCAATACATGCTTCAACCAGTTTATATGTTAAATCAACAATTGTTTCTTCACGTCTAAGAATTTCAGATAAAACTGGTGTAGGGTATTTCATAATGATACCAACATCCTTTGTCAGCTGGAATTTAGTATCATGCCCTTCCGTTCGCTTGATCTCAACATCATCTAAATTAATAGAAATAGTATAATCCGCTTCATCAGTTGAATCCGTTACAATAACATCAATCATATTGCTAACAGATTTAGATCTTAGATTGATGAAGATATATTCAAAGTCAAATGTTGGTAGTTTATCTACATCGAAACCAGGTGTGACTACACAGTTATTAATGATAGTTCGAACTGCTCTAAGAATATCCTCGTGTGTGCCAGCTTCTTTGGCTGTCAATAAAATCTTTTCTTCTTTAACCAAAAATGGTCGATATTCAATCGTCTGGTTATTTGATGGTAAAGTCAATTCAAATGTTGGTTGGTTTAATTTTGGTAACATAATAACTCCTTAAAATAAATCAGTTAAACCAGATTTTGCTATACTTACAGTATTTACTATATTAGCTATATCGTTAATGCTATTTGGTTTGGTGATGGTGGATAGTGTTTGAATAACAGAATTGGCCTTCTGAAGCTTCTGTAGGAATGAAAGCCCTGAATCATTATCTTCACCTTTATTTGGTTCTACATCATAAAATGTATTAGTCCAGTCGGTAAATTTAAATGATACACTCAATTGAGCAATCTGATCTCTAGCATCCCAGTCCATATTTAAAGGATTAAGAGCTAATGGATAAGCTTCTCTCAATTTAGCCGACATAACTTTATTAGAAAATTCATTGAAAACTAAAAATTCAATTGTAGTGACATAATCTTCTTTGTAATTAGAGAGATAGAAGCGAGATCCGTCAGATCCTCTTGGTACAGTTAAATTAGAATCTACATTGGATGGAACAATGTTATTCATCCATTCATAAAAGAATTTGTTGATTGTAGCATCACCGTCTACATAAAATGTAAAATCAATATCAGTTTGTGATACGGCATATGGTCTAGATTCAATCTGACCCATACCATAACGTCTAATATTATCACTTGTAATGAATGACACACCCGGTAAACTTACAGAGTGTGTTAAAAGAGTAAGTTGCTTTTGATCATAACCAGTAATAATTCTAGGTAAAGTGATAATAGCTAAAAATAAAGTGGGGCGAATAAAGCCGGTCTCATTAATCTGAGACATAAAGTTCTGGACATTGAAGCCACCATTTGGATTACTGGAAAGTTCACTATTTCTTAGTTTATCCTGAAGGCCTAATTCACCTAACACATCTACACCAAACAATTGACCAATTGCTTGAACAGTACCGGCGGTGTTTTGAGCTTTTGCCGTAAATTTATTTGACCAATTTGAAATACTCATGAAACCATTTTCCTTGATTCAGACCATACAGTCTTTTTAGAAGCCTTAACAAATCGCTCGGTTGGCATAAACACTGCTATATCCCAATGATCAGAGGGTATCTTTAAGAACCTACTCGTCACATGACCATTAAGATATCGTTTAACACACGGCTCAAAATATTTGAACTTACTAGCCCTTTTTAGCATATTATAAGAAAGGGCTAATTTTTTATTATCGTTATTACCTTTCATAGTAATATCATATAAGCCGTTCATTAAAACAGCTCTAAGCATAGGTGGTAAATAGTGTAAATTAATACCTAAGAACCCATCGGTATATATATCTACAACGAAGATAAGAGGGAAGCGGTCATAATATGGTAAAGTTTTTCGGTGTTTTGGATTATATAAAAAGTGATACATAGATCCAATTGAATACTTGCTCATTTTACTCTGCATATTAGCAGTATCTTTTAACAACTCTCTATTATCAACTTTACCGACTTTACTTGTCTGGTCACGGAACCATTTTACAGACTGACGAGTATTAGGGCGAACATTTGCTCGCTCTCCTTCTTTTGCCAATTTCTGAAAAATGTATGCTGCCATCAATGCTTTCCTTTCATTATATTTATATCAAAACTTAAGCTTGAGTTCTTTTTCTGTCACAATAGCGAAATCCCAGCCACGATCTTTACAATATTCCTCTGCCGCTTCCCACTTAGATTTATTTACACCGTATGTTTTAACTTCATATAAATACTTTTTGGTAACTCTATCTTGTTTTTTGGGTGGCAGTGTCTGTGCATAAGGTTTAATCTCTATCACAACTACATCTTGCTTACCTTCTTTATTGAGTTTTTTGACCCAAAAATCAGGAAAATAACGGTGAATACGACCATCAATTTTTGATCTATATGGTATGATAAGTTCTTCAGATGACCATTTAATGACATTTGAATTCTTATCTAAGTAGGACATAAACACAGCCTCCCATCTAGACCTGTAAATTATGTTAGATGGGTCGCCATTATATTTAGAAGGATTATTGGGTTTAAAATACCCTTTGTAAGTTTTAGACATAGGAATATTTATATGCCTCGGAAGAAAAGACCAACCCCATCTACATACGCTAATAGCGGTAAATTGACTCCTATGGAGAAGATTTATAATTCGGTTGGATTAACAACAAAACAAGAATTGCCACAAAACCCGAATGGCATTATTCAATCACGCCCTGCTAATAAGCGAAGAAAACAAGAAGCCGCTAAATTATCTGAACGAGGTGATAAAAGACCTCGTATTAACACTAATGAAGAACCTGAAACAGTTTCACAAGCTAAGAAGCCCGGTGTTAGAATCTATAAATTTCCTCAGAATATTGGCGATGCACCTCTATATCTTAAATTAGAGTTTTGTGAATATTCGCAACCAAATTTCTTAAATGCCCTTAATCCAACTCCTAATTTTGATGTTTATTTACCACTGCCAGATCAATTATTTGAAAATTATTTCTTGAGCATTAACGAA